TGATGAGACAGCAGATAAAACTGTCTTTGAAGAGATATCATCGTTTCTAAAAGAGTATGACAGTCTTCCTACTAAGGATATACTTCATATTGAGGTAGAGAAGAGAACTGATTTGAGTCAGGATCAGTTTGTATCTATAGGTCAGTTGATAGATGCTCTTGATGTAGCAGAATATAGGAAAGAATGGGTGCTTGACACCACTGAATCATGGTGTAAGGAGAGAGCAATATATAATGCATTGATGGAGAGCATCAAGATTGCTGATGGGCAAGATGAAAACAAAAAACCAGATGCTATTCCTAGTATATTATCAGATGCACTAGCAGTAGGATTTGATCAACATGTAGGACATGATTACATAGATGATTCGCAAGACAGGTTCGCATACTACCACAGGGTCGAGAACAAAATCCCGTTCGATCTGGAATATTTTAACAAAATTACGTCGGGAGGATTATCGGATAAGACTCTCAACATTGCTCTTGCTGGCACAGGTGTTGGAAAATCTTTATTCATGTGTCATGTGGCAAGCTCTATCTTACTCCAAGGTAAAAACGTCCTATACATCACTCTCGAAATGGCAGAGGAGAAGATTGCGGAAAGGATTGATGCGAATTTACTCAATACAAATATTCAAGACATAAAGGATTTACCACACTCTACATTCTCTAAAAAAGTAGACAAACTTGCTGCAAAAACACAAGGAAAACTTATTGTCAAAGAATATCCAACTGCATCTGCACATGCAGGTCACTTCCGTGCCTTATTACAGGAACTGAAGTTGAAGAAATCGTTCACACCTGATATAATATTTGTAGATTATCTAAACATCTGTGCCTCATCACGTTATAGAGGTTCAGTAAACATCAACTCATACACCTATGTCAAAAGCATCGCAGAAGAACTTAGAGGATTGGCAGTCGAAGCTTCTATCCCATTATTTTCGGCAACGCAGACTACTAGGTCTGGTTTTGCTAGTTCAGACCCTAATCTTACTGACACAAGTGAATCTTTTGGGCTTCCAGCTACTGCTGATCTTATGTTTGCCCTTATTAGCACGGAGGATTTGGAAGGTCTTAATCAAATAATGGTCAAACAATTGAAGAACAGATATAATGATCCTACCATGAACAGGAGATTTGTTGTTGGTATTGATAGAGCAAAGATGAGACTGTATGATTGTGAACAAGATGCTCAATCAGACATAATGATTGACGAGAATGATACTGCAGAGTATAATGAAAAAGAATCTAAAGCGAAATTCGATGACTTCAAATTTTGATAGTAAATACGTAAAGTTTGTGAACCAAGTAACAAGTGAAGAATCTAAAAATGGTGTAGCATTTGTAAATCGTATTAGAGACCTAGAAGAAAATTCAGATATACATCGTCTACTCACTGCTGCTGTAGGTATGAGTGCAGAGGGTGGAGAATTTTTGGAGATCGTAAAGAAAATGATCTTTCAAGGTAAACCATACAATGAAGAGAATGTAAGACACCTCAAGATAGAATTAGGAGACGTTCTATGGTATGTGGCACAGGCATGTATGGCATTAGATATAAGTCTTGACGAGATAACTGATATCAATATAGACAAATTATCAAAGAGATTTCCTGACGGACATTTCTCTGAATACTATTCTGAAAACAGACAAGAAGGAGACCTGTAAATAAATACCCTCATACAGAGGGTATCATGGCAATCTATAAAGACTTAGAAGATCAAGACCTGACACAAGATGAGAAAAATTACTTTGGTAATGCAGGTTACTTTACAAGTTCTGGAGATGTCATGGCAGGTGTTGTATATGAAAGATTCATATACACACAATATAAAGAACTAAACTTAGTACCTGCAGGTTTTGCACCACCACGAGCAGGTGGTCATGGGAAAGACTTTGAATTTTTTATTAGAAATTATAATGGAATAATCCCTCAGAATAGCACTTCGGGTGGTATGGGAATGAATGTGGGTGTAGAACTGAAACTAAGTGAGACAGATGATTATGGTCAAAGTGGTGTAAAATATGATGGAGCATGGGTTCTACATGGGGGTATGGATGGTGTAGCGATGGAGAAAAGAAAGTTATTGAAAGCAGCAGGTGTGGAACAAGTCATAAGAAATAGATGGAATCCAAAAGGTATCCCTAATATTAGAGCAGGTGTATATTCAACTCAAGTATCGGAGGCAAAAAGACAGGAGGATAAAAATAGATTCAGATCGTTTGAATATAAGAGCAATAGTTTTGTAAATTTGTGTGCAAAGTATTATCTTTCAAAACAATGCCCCTATATTAACATATCTAACCTTGGTCTTTATCATTTTGGTACTGACCCTGCTGGATTGGCAAAAGAATTTGGAGTGAAAAATTTTACCACAGCAGTGAAAGGTATGGTGTGTAGAGTCAGACTCAAACAATCAGGTAAAAATAGTCTTACATACAACGCATCATTGAAAATAGATGCAGATGCTGGTGTCACTGCATCGCCAGTCAATCTAAACGACCCTATCTTTGCAGAAGAATTGCAAGAAGATGCTATGATGTGTACAAACGCACCAAATAATCTTGCACTATTGAGAGCACTTTTATGAAAAATGATAAAAATATGGATGAACTTGTTGACATGTTCATCAAATTATATGCTGTAAAACCCAAAGTAAACACGCTAAAAAAGAAAGAGATACTTGATTTTATGAGGTTTGTATTTACCTATACACAAAAGCATCCTAAATATAATCAAACACAGACAGACTTGATGGTTTATATCAAGTCTTTTGACGACGAGATCTACAAAAAAATCCGTGAAGCATTTTCTGACCTTCATAACCGAAGCACGTATAACCAAGGCATCCCAACAAGCAAAAAGATTGGGATTAGTCGGAGACGGGCACGGTGATTGGTACGATCAGCAAGGTAATTTAAAAGCAAAGACTGTCAATGGTGAACTCAAAATGTTCGGTAGTGGCAGTGCAGGTGAAGATGAAGTAAAAGATAAACCAGAACCATATAGAGATATAAGTAGAGTATCTCAATCACCTACAGCATTCCTCAACACACCAAGAGGACAGCAACTCAATACACAGGCGAGACAAAGACAACCAGAAGCACCATCAGGGTCAGGTACAACTACACAAGCACCACAACCAAGGGCACCTTTGACTGTTGCCTTTGATAAATTTGATGATGAAGAAGTGACAGCCAATGTTCTTGCCACAGTTGGTGAGATAGCAACCGAGAACTTCTATTATATTTTTCCCAGTAGAGATAGTGACATAGAAGAGTTGAAGGCTGCGTATCCAGATCTCAGTGAGTCAATTATAGATGATAAAAATGCAGAGACAATATACGATGTATTACAGTCATTATATGAAAACGGATATGATGCACTCAATATTGTAGTAAGAAGATCTAGAGCAGCAGCCATATCCAAATTGGCGTATGAACAGAATGGTGCTCTTTACAAGTTCAAGATGCTGAATGTCATTCCTGTTGATGAGAGATCAGTAAGAGAACAGTATTTGGCAGGTGATATATTCAAACAAGGTTCAGTTGTAGAGTGTCATGGTCAGACAGGAGAGATTATAAGAAGAGGGGCAAACCATTTGATTTGTATAGACGAACAGAAGCAAATTTTTAGAGCATGGATATCAGAAGCAACAGAACTTAGTAAGTTTGATCTACCCATTGAGTTCTAATATACTAAATAGAATACGTAAAGACAGTTAGTGACATGAGTAATCCTTGGTCAGACACATATAAAAAAATCAGAGAACCTTATTTGCAAGAAAAAATGGCAAAGAAGGACTATGATGGTGATGGTAAGATAGAATCTGGTAAGGATGAGTACATGGGTTCTAGAGACAAAGCCATCAAGAAAGCGATGGGTAAGAAAGTTGAGGAACACCATCAGAAAGATGCTGACGGTAAAGTCATCGAGCATGATGACACTACACCTGCATCAGTGGAAGAGGGTGCACCATATACAGTAACTAATGCTGATAAATCTGGTAACACACCTGCTTATCAAGGTCTGTTGAAAAATAAGTTGAATAAGTTGACAGGTAAACCATTATATAAAGCAGCACCACATTTACAATTAGATAAAGCACATTACGAACCTGCAAAGGTAGCAAAACCAAATTATTCTAACTGGAGAGAAGATTTTGTATGGCAAGATGAGGTAGAGGAAGCAATCAAGAGACCTAAGTTAGACATACAGGAGAAAGGAGTCAAGAATAAAGTAGAGATAAATCCAGACGACGGACTGAAGGAAGAAAAAAAAAACTAAGTGAGCGAGATTCTATATCTTATATAAACCCTAATAAAATTCGTAATCCTCTTACAGGACTTCCTAAAGGGTTGAGGGCTACACCAGTAAGAACAGAAAAGGAAGTAAATAAAAAAATAGATAGAACAACTCTGGCACAATCATATGATCCAGAAGGTGAGATGACTGAGATGGCAGACTTCAGTCTAGACGATCTTGAAAAAGACGTGAAGAAAGAATATGATATAACTAATCCAAGAGAGCGAGCAAAATATAGCAGACTCAAAAAAATGGGTAAGAATCCACTCATAAAGAAGGTGGACTAAATATGTTACATGAAAAAGCACTCAGCAAAAAACAACAAAGGTTCTTTGGGATTGTTAGAGCGGCTCAAAAAGGCACTCTCGAAGGGGAAGCGTCGCCACAGGTTCAAAGAGCTGCTGCCAGCATGACTAAAAAGGATGTAAAGAAGTTTGCATCTACTAAACATAAAGGTCTTCCAGAAAAAAAGGTCAAGAAGGAAGAGACCTGTGGTAAG